TAAATTTACAATAGAACATATTGAACATTGTATAGAAGAATATAAAGATTATATTGATTTGTACTGGGTTTGTTTACCTATTCATTTAAGAAATGCTGTTTCTGTTTATGAACCATTTTGGAAATGCTGGGATATTGAACAAAAAGAAAATTGGATAAGAGAACAACCAAGTAAGGGAATAACTGATTTAAATTATTTCCCATTTTTTAGAGATGGTATGGAATTTGAAGAATTTGTGCCTGAATTTGGAGAATGGTATTCTGAAGGTAAATTAACTGCTTGTTTAGTAGGCATTCGTTCTGATGAATCATTGAATAGATATAGAACAATAAGTTCAAAAACTAAAATAACTTTAGATAAAAAAGTTTATACTACAAAAGTTACAAATAGTGTATTTAATGTATATCCAATTTATGATTGGACTACTGAAGATATTTGGATTTATCATTCTAAAAATGAAAACAAAAGATTTAATCAACTTTATGAATTAATGTTTAAAGCTGGTGTATCTATACATCAACAAAGAATTTGCCAACCATATGGAGATGACCAAAGAAGGGGGTTGTGGTTATTTCATTTAATAGAACCTGAAACTTGGGCAAAAGTTGTTGCAAGGGTAAATGGAGCAAATTCAGGTGCATTATATATTAATGAAAGTGGTTCTATAACAGGTTATAATAAAATAACAAAACCTAAAAATCACACTTGGCAATCATTTGCAATGCTATTTTTAAATTCAATACCCGATGTTACAAAAGAACATTATTTAAACAAAATTTACACTTTTATAAAATGGTGGGAAGAAAGAGGTTATTTAGAAGGTATACCCGATGAAGCACCTTATATTTTAGAATCTGAAAAATTAGCACCAAGTTGGAGAAGAATATGTAAATCTTTATTAAGAAATGATTTTTGGTGTAAAGGGTTAGGATTTACTCAACACAAAACAGATGCTTATAAAAAGTATTTAGAATTAAAGAAAAAACAAAGAACCGAAAATAAATTTTTAACAAACTAAATTATGAAAAATACACTAATTAACCAGCAAAAAGAAATTATTAATAAAATTGTTGATTTAACAATTCAAGAAAAAGTAGATTTAATCAATGAAATTAAATTAATGTTACACGAAATATCTCCATTTAATACAGAGCCAGTAGATTGTGTTATATGGGTTAAAAATGATACTGTAATTGCAAATGATTATAACCCAAATTCAGTAGCACCACCTGAAATGGAATTATTAAGATTATCAATAGCAAACGATGGATATACTCAACCTATTGTTTCAATGGATAATAATAATGGAACAAGAGAAGTTATTGATGGATTTCATAGAAATAGAGTTGGTAAAGAATGTGAAGATATACAAAGTAGAGTTCACGGATATTTGCCAGTAGTTACTATTAGAGAATCACAAAAAGGTCAAAATGATAGAGTTGCATCTACTATTAGACATAATAGGGCAAGAGGTAAACACAAAGTAGAATCTATGTCAGATATTGTAGTTGATTTAAAAAGAAGAAATTGGAGTGATGAAAAAATATCTAAAGAATTAGGTATGGATAGAGATGAAGTTTTAAGATTAACACAAATAAGCGGATTAACCGAAATGTTTGCAAATAAAGAATTTTCAATGGCTTGGATTCCTGAACAAGAAGATATTGAAGAAATAATTGATTAATTTTAGTTATATTTGCATATAATTTCATTTGAAGTCGAGAACAGATGAAATTACTAAATGGTTATCCAAATAACCTGAATCCTGCCAAATCTCGACCTGGTGGGATTCTTTTTTTTATATACTTATGAAGTATTATCTACACGATAGCAATTCGTTTAATGATGAGAAGGTAACTGAATTATTTATGGCTTATGGTTATGAAGGTTTGGGATTATTTTACACTGCATTAGAGAAGTTTGCTCAACAAGAAAAACCAATTAAAACTGCGGTGCTAAAAAAGCAATTAAACATCGGTAAAAAGTTGGAAAAATGCTGGTCATTTATGGAAAGTATTGGACTAATTTCATCAAACAATGGCGAAAGTTTCAACAAACAATTGCTAAAGTTTAGTGAAAACTACAAGATAAAAAAAGAAAAAAGCGCAGAACGATTAAAACAATGGCGTGAAAATCAGCAAGTTACAGAAAATGTAACGCGTTCAGAACTTGTACGAAACGCATCTAAAGTAAAGATAAGTAAAGTAAAGGAAAGTAAAGTAAAGGTATTACAAGTTATTAATCCTACTTTAGAAGATGTTATTCTTTATTTTAATGAGAATGGTTATTCAAGAGAAGCAGCTACAAAAGCATTTAATTATTATTCAAATTTAGGTTGGAAAAATAGCAAAGGTAACGAAGTTATTAATTGGAAAAATACAATGCTAAATAACTGGTTTAAAGATGAAAATAAGAAAAAAGTACAAGCACCTATCATACCTACATTTTACTACTAATGGAGCATAACAACGATTTTAAGTTTGACCTGGAGTTTGGAATTTTAGGCGAAAAACTATTAGCAGAAATATTTACTAATAAGAAAGTAGAAGTTAAAAGAGATAAAATAGCTGCTACTACTGGGAATTTAGCAATAGAATATGAATCAAGGGGTAAGCCTTCGGGAATATCAACTTCACAAGCTGAATGGTGGTGTTTTATTTTATCAGGCAAATTAGAAGATAAAATCATTATTATTATAGAATTAGAAAAATTAAAAGATATTTGTAGAATAGAATTTGTTGCTGGTAATATTAAATCTATGGGCGATAATAATACTTCTAAAGCAATCTTAATTCCAATTAAAAAACTAACTACCTACTAATGGATTTTATAAAACAATATAGCGACATCCAAGGCGAATTAAATTCTCTTTATGATACAGGATTAATTAAAGGCGAAACGGTTGGATTCTCTGAAGTAGATAAGCTAATATCCTTTAAAAAAGGTGCTACTTCTTACATTTACGGAACTCCAGCATCAGGTAAATCGGAATTTTGGTGGGAATGCCTTATAAACTTATCAAAATCTAAAGGCTGGAAACATTTAATCTTTAGTCCCGAAACGGGAACTCCAGCAGAAATATATGCAGAAATAATTCATAAATGGTTAGGTAAGCCATTTTTTGACTTGGATGGTAATAAGCTACAAAGACTTACTAAACAAGAAATGTATCGTTACGGATTAGAAGTTAGTCAATATTTTTACATAATGGATTTAGGAGTTAAAGATATTACTTTAGATGACTTCCACGAAGCAGTTGAGAAATACGGAGTTAAGTTTGATACGGTAACAACAGACCCTTTTAATGAAGTAAAGCACGATTTACACGGAGAGCAAAGGGATATGTATATGGCTCGGGTGTTAGGTAAAATAAGAATGTATGCAAGGGAATATAATTACCACCATACAATTATTATGCACATAGCAAGGGAAACAGGAGCAAAGGTTATTGATGATGCAACAGGAATTAAATATTACCCCCCAGCAGACCCACGATTTATAGATGGTGGCGAAACATCCTTTAGAAAGGGAGAGCAAATGATTTGCGTATGGAGACCTCCTTTTGGAGTTTCTAAAGATGGAAACCCTTATCAAGGCAATGAAGTAAAGATTATAGTTCAAAAGACTAAACCTAAAGGAGTAGGGGAAATAGGCGAGGCAACACTATTTTTTGATAAGTGGAAAAACTGCTATTATGAAGAAATAAACGGCATTAAGAGTTATGCTGGAAATTATGTTACATTTGAAAAACCAAAAATTTTACCTTTTTAATTATGAACCAAGAAATATTAATAATGTTTGTATTAACAATAATACAAAATGCAAGTTTTACTTTAGTTAGTAGAGCAAGAAATAGTAATAGTCTTTTATTTCATACAATTTCAAGTATAATTAGTAATGGGATATATTTACTTGTAATTCAGCAGGTAGTAACTAATTTTAAAAATTTACCAATTTTAATTACTTATTTAGTAGGTTCTGTTACTGGTTCTGTTTTAATGCACTATTTTAGTATGAAATATATTGAAAAATTTAAAATATTTAAAAAATGAAACATATAGTTTGTTATTCGGGAGGACATAGTTCAGCATTAGTAGCTATTGAGGTTACAAGAAAGTACGGTAAAGAAAATGTTATTCTTTGCAATCACGAATGTATTTTAGAGGATGCAGATGTAGAACGCTTTGAAAAAGAAGTAGCTAATTATTTAGGATTGCCTATAACTTATGTATCATTTGAAGGACACGAAACAAAAGACCAATTTGATGTAGTAATCGAAAAAGGTAGTTTTGTTAATCCAAAGACAAGACAAGCATTATGTACTTCTGTAATGAAGACACAACCATTTATGGAGTGGCTTAAAACAATACCTGGCGAATTTATAGTTTATTACGGATTTGATAAGAACGAGCCTAATAGAATTACAAGAAGAAGTTCAATAATGGCTGCTAACGGTTATAAGACAGATTACCCTTTAGTATGGAGCGAGAGAACTATATTTGAAACAACTGAAATAGGCATTAAAAGACCTAACTTATATTCTTTATTTAAACACGCTAATTGTATTGGATGCCTTAAAGGCGGTATGCAACACTGGTATGTTGTATATTGTGAAAGAAAGGATATATTTGAAAAAGCAATTAAGACTGAAGAAGAAATAGGTTACTCTATTATAAAGAATAATTTTCTAATAGACTTAAAGCCTAAATTTGCAGAGATGCAACGATTAGGAATAAAACCAACAGAACATATTAATCAAGGTAAGTTTTGGAGAGATAGTAAAAAGAAATTAGCTGGAGTAATGCAGTTTGATTTTGAAATTGATATTAAACCTTGCGAATGCGTATTTTAAAACTAAACATATATGACACTACAAGAATTTGCTAAACATTCGGAAGCCAGGCTTTTTAGTTTAGAATTATTTGAGCAATTACCAATCCATAAGCTATCTTCACAGTATTATGTGGATGCTTTAAGAGAAATTATTAACCTAATTAACCCAGTGCAGGACAAAAAGTTTATTTTAAGCAATGAAAAAGTTACCCGAGTTAAGTGAGCCATTAAAAGCTATTTTAGAGGATGAATTAGAAAAAAGGATTCCAAAGACTGATTTTAGACAAGCTACTTTGTTTAGGATAGCAGATTTACTTTTAGTGATGCAAATAAAGCTATTAGAGGCAAACAAAACTAAAATTGATAGTAAGACCTACAAAGACAATCTTAATGCTTTAGAAACGCTTAATTTAGCTTTTGTGATGATGACTGATTTACAAGGAGAAAATTCTTTATTAAGGAGCGAATTATTAACTTTGAGGCACGAAGCAGAAATTATAATAGCCGAGTTAAGTGAAAGAGTTAAAACGCTTGAGATGATAGATGACTTGTAAAAGATGTATAGGTTGAATTGATAAGATTTAACACCTGTAAATATTACGAAGGATGTAATGTCCTGTTTTTTAACGAATTAAGTGGACAAAGTGAATGAAACTTTACTAAAAATTTATGCAAACATTTAACAAGCACCAATTAAACATTTAACACTTGTGGCTCACTTTTGATACGAATTGAGCCGTATTTATACGAATAATGAGCTTTAAAATTCCCAAATTGGGAACTAACATTTAACAATATGAGTTTAATCTTTGTAATATTAGCAGCATTCTGCAATTCAGTAATGGATGTCTTAAGCACCAGGTATTATGTTTCTATATTTGGAAACTTTAAAAATAGACAATTTTGGGATTGGAATATGTCTTGGCGTAACAAATGGCAGTGGGGCGAGAAAGAAAATGGCGAGAAGTTCTTTTTATCTTCAACTATGCTATCGTTTTTAACGGATGGGTGGCATTTATTTAAAGCCTTGATGTTATTATTTATTTCTTTAGCTATTGTAACTTACAAACCTATATTTGGGTATTTTGATATAATCCTATTTTCTATTATTTGGGGAGTAGTGTTTGAGATTTGTTACACTAAAATCCTATTAAAATGAGTATTAAAAAAGAAGTAATTGCATTTTGGTTAAGTTTTATTATAAGTATGTGTTTAATATATTTGGTGTTAAGTTTTGTTGAACTTGATTTAGATTTTCGTAATTGGGATGTATTTTTAAGGGGTATTTATGCTTTTTTTAGTTTATTAAGTTTTATTTTATCATTAACAATTGCAGCTTATACTGTAAACAAAGATTAATTAAAGTTATGAGTACAACCATACTAAAGAAAAAAGCAGATGCTATATTTTCGACTTATATTCGTTTAAAGTACGCTGATGAGAATTTAGATGTCAAGTGCTTTACTTGCGATAAGGTAATGCCTTACAAGAAGATTCAAAATGGACACTTCTATTCAAGAAGTATTTTATCTTTAAGATGGGATGAACAAAACTGCCGACCACAGTGCTACGGTTGTAATATTGCCAAAAGTGGTAATTATATCGAATACTATAAAAGACTGGAAAAAGAAATAGGCAAGGGTGGGATGGATTTCCTTGAACACAAGAGGCATCAAACAAAGAAAATGGGCAAGGCAGACTATCAAGAATTAATAGATGTTTATACTGCTAAAGTAGCTGCACTATGATAGATAAGATAAAAGCAGAGATAATAAAAGCCAATAAGACTAATGCAATAGAAGACTTAATAAACTCTAATTTAAAGTTAGCTGGTTATTTATTCCTTTTAAACGAAATGGAAGCAGAGATTCACAAAGGTTACATAGATGCTTACACTACCAGGAAGATAGAAGAGGCAAGGTTATTTGTAGAAGGAGAAGGAACGCAAGGCAACAAAGAAAAACAGGCTATAATAATGAGTGAGCCTTACCGAGTAATAGAAGGTAAGTTTGAAACAAGGTTAGCAGAAGTAAAGAATATTAGATTTTCTACCAATTCTTTTATAGATGTCTTAACGCAAAAGATTAACTATTTACGAAAGGAATACGAACTTTCTAAAAATGTAATAAAATAGCTACCTTTGTTGTAAATAACAAAAAGAAACAAATGTTTGAAAAAGGCAAAAGCGGAAATCCGAATGGCAGACCACAAGGTGCAGTAAGCCAAAAAAGATTATTAATAGACAACTTCGTTAATATTATAATTGAAGAAGGTACAGAACGATTTAACCAAGAACTTAACTCTTTAGAGGGCAAAGACTTTGTGCAATCATATCTTACTTTACTTGAATACGCAAGACCAAAACTTGCAAGAACAACTTTAGAAGGGGATGCAAACAATCCTATACAAGCCAAAATAGTATTTGAAGAAATAAGAACCTATGCACCTATCGGAAAAGCAGACCATAGCGATTGAGTTAATCGAAGACAATAAGACTAAAGAGATTATCTATGGTGGTGGTGCTGGAAGTGGGAAAACTGCTTTAGGTGTTTATTGGATTCTTAAGTCTTGTTTAAAATATCCAGGTACAAGAGCCTTAATAGGTAGAGCGGTGTTAAAAACACTTAAAGAAACTACTCTTAATTCTTTTTATGATGTGTGCAGGATGCAAGGTTTAAAGTCAGGCATTCACTATCAGTTCAACGCTCAAAGTAATATTATTACCTTTCAAAATGGTTCGACTATTTTATTAAAAGACCTGTTTCAATACCCTTCAGATATTAATTTTGACGAATTGGGCAGCCTTGAGGTCAGCTTTATATTTGTAGACGAATGCAACCAGGTAACTGAAAAGGCTTGGAATATTCTTAAATCTCGAATAAGATATAAACTTGATGAATTTAATTTGATTCCTAAAATACTTGGAACTTGTAACCCTGCAAAAGGATGGGTGTATAATAACTTTTACAAGCCACACAAGGAAAACAAATTAGATGACAACAAAGCATTTATTCAAGCATTAGCGGTAGACAATCCTTTTATCTCTAAACACTATATCGAATCTTTAAAGACTTTGGACAATCAAAGTAGGGAACGGTTACTTTATGGTAATTGGGAATATGATGACAATGATAATGCTTTAATACAGTACGATAAGATAATTGACTTATTTACTAATGAGCATATTCCAGCAGGTAAAGGTTACATTTCAGCCGATATTGCTCGTTTTGGTAAGGATAAAACTTTGATAATGGTATGGAGTGGCTTTAGAGTTATCGAGATACATAAGTTAGCTAACAAGGCAACAAACGAAGTAGCAGCATTCATTAAGCATTTAAGTAAAAAGCATTCAATCCCTTATTCTCAAATTATTTGCGATGAAGATGGTGTGGGTGGCGGTGTGGTTGATTATGGCTTTAAAGGATTTGTAAACAATAGCAAAGCACTAACGGGTAATTATATTAACTTGAAGTCGGAGTGCTATTACAAGTTAGCAGAACTAATTAATCAAGCAGGAGTTTGGGTAATGACTGAAGATGTAACTATTAAAAAAGAATTAACCGAAGAACTTGAATGGGTACAAAGGCATAACGCTGATAAGGATGGTAAACTTGCGGTGCTACCAAAAGATAAAGTTAAAGAACATTTAGGAAGGTCTCCCGATATAAGTGATGCCTTAATGATGCGGATGTGGTTTGAACTTAAGAAGTTTGACTTCGTAGTTATGTAAAAGTTATCTAAATTTATCGTAAATTTGTAAAAATAATTGCTTATGAATCTCATACAAAGAATTAAAGCTGCTATATTACCTTCTCAAGGTTCAGATGCTGGCAACAAATACAATCAATCTTTATTCTCTTACTTTAACGGAATATTCTTTAACATACCTAACAACCCAAGAGCGTATGTAAGAAATGGCTATCAAGGCAACCCTGATGTATTTGCAATTATTAATATGATTGCTAAAAAGGCTGCTTCAGTTCCTTTCTATGTTTACGAGATAGACAACAAAAAGAGCTTTAATAGAATTAAGAATAACCCTGTAAACCTAATTAAAAAAGGATTAACGGAAGTTGAAGGAACGGACTTGAATAAGCTAATTGCAAGACCAAACGAGATGCAAAGCCAACAAGAGTATATCGAATCTTTAGTTTCTTTTTTAGAGATTACCGGTAACGCTTATTCTTATAAGTTTATGCCTGAAGTAGGTCGAAACAAAGGAGTACCAACAAAACTTTATCCTTTACCTTCTCAATTCACACAAATTATAGGAAGTGGTACATTTGAGCCTATTAGTGCTTATAAATTACAAATAGGAAACCAAGAGATTGAATTTAAAGTAAACGAAGTAAACCATATTAAGTTCTTTAACCCTGATTATAATGTTAGTGGTAACCAGCTTTATGGAATGAGCCCTTTAATGGCTGCTTGGGAAACTGTTTCAAGTTCAAACGAAGGTACAAGAGCAAAAGCTAAAGCATTTATCAACGGTGGTGCAGCAGGTCTTTTGTTTAGTGGGGATAAGGATGCAATGCTTGATGGGGAGCAAATTAGCAAGATTAACCAACAAATAGATTCAAAACTTACAGGTGCTGACAACTATAAAAGAATTGTAGCTACTAACGGTATTGTAGACTATAAGCAAATCGGAATGTCTCCAGCAGACCTTGAAATTATTAAATCAATCGGAGCGGATAGAGATACTTTATGTAGAGTATTTGGAGTAGACCCTATCTTAATGGCTACTGATTCGGCTTCATATAACAACAAGGAAATGGCTTACAAAGGTTTGGTAACAAACACTATTATTCCTATCTTAAATATGATTAGAGGTATGTTTAACGAAGTTGCTTTGTACTACTCTTTGAGAGATGGTAAAGAATACTACATAGACTACGATGTTCAAGCGTTTCCTGAAATGCAAAAGGATATGGAAAAAATCGTTTCTCAAATGAAAGAAAGCTGGTGGATTACTCCTAACGAAAAAAGAGATGCTATGAACTACGATAGAATAGATGAAGCTGATATGGATAGAATTTTAGTTCCTACAAACTTAACTTATCTTGATGAATTAGGGATGGCGGATAAAGCGTTATAATGACACAAGAAGAATTTGACACTAACCTACAAAAGTATTTAGAGACTTACGGCTATCGTTTGTTCTCTAAAGCCTTAAAACAATCTATTCAACCTATTATAGATGCTTTAAACGAATCGGAATCGGTTGCGTTTACTAATTCTATTGCAGGGATGCTTTACACAGGTGTACCTATTTCCAATGCTATGCAGACTTTTTATAATACTGCTTGGAATAAACAATCAAGAGGCTATGTTAAATGGCTTAAGGCTAACTTACCACCACAGGCTACAATAGGAGTAGGCTTTGAAAATCCAATAATGGATGCAGCTTTAAAAGATTATTTTAATACAATAGGCGGTCAGCACATCAAAGATATTAACGACACAAGTCTTAAAAGAATACAAACGGCATTCCAAAGAGCATTAGATAATAACGAAGGCTTTAGAGGTGCAGAAAAAAGATTAATTAAGGAAGTAGGAATGACCAAAACAAGAGCAAGACTTATAGCAAGAACGGAATCAGTAATGATTACAAATGCTGCTAAATTTACTCAAAGTGAATTGATGCCTATTGAAATGGAGAAAACTTGGTTACACGACCATCCAAAGATGCCAAGAGATTGGCACATAGCTTTAAGTGGTAAAACTATTGACTTGGATAAGAAATTTAACGCTGATGGTAAAATGATGAAACATCCAGGAGACCCAGCAGGTGGGATAGAGAATAACGCTAATTGCAAATGCACGATGCTTACAAAAGCAAAGTTAGATAAGGAAAATAATATCATTTATAAATAATTGCTAAAAAAGTTAGTATCTTTGTACTATCATAGTTTGGTGTTTTGGTTTTAGGGTGGGTGGTAAAACATCCACTCTTTTTTAAACACTATAAAATTAATCGCTTATGAAAAATATAAGTTTCAAAAATTACGATGCTACTATTAAAGACCTTGATGTAGCAACAGGTGTAGTTACAGGTTATTTCTCTCAATTCAATTCTATTGATTTAGATGGTGATGTTATAATGCCTGGTGCATTTACAAAGACTATCGCAGAGAGAGGACCAGATTCATCAAAGCCTGAAATTGCTTATTTATGGCAACACGATACTTACAAGCCTTTAGGAAAGCTAATGGTTTTAAGAGAAGATAATTTTGGTTTATACTTTGAAGCTAAAATGAGCGATACAACTTACGGACAGGATGCTTTGAAACTTTATAGAGATGGTGTAATAACTCAACACTCTATTGGTTATCAAGTAATAAAGTCGGTAGAAACCACTATGGATATGGAAGAAGAAGTTGAGGCAATCTACGAAGTTAAACTTTGGGAAGGTTCAGCAGTAACTTTTGGAGCAAATCCAAACACACCTTTTACTGGCTTCAAGTCAGCAGAAGAAAGAGAAGACCGAATTAAAACTTTAGTAAAGGCTATTAAAAATGGTACTTACACTGATGAAACATTTGGTCTTATTGAATTTGAATTATTAAAACTTATTTCACTTGTTAAATCTGATGAGCCAACTGTGGTTACTCCTGTGGACAACGAGCCGAAAGAGGACAATAAGATACAAGAAATAAAACAATTTAGAAATCTCTTAAACCTTTAAAAATGGAAGAAATTAAAAATTTAGCAAATGACATCAACGCAAAGTTTGATGCTAACGCTAACGCTTTATTAAGCGTAAAAAATGAAGTTTCTACGATGGTAGAAAAAAGTATTGATTCAGTTAAAGCTGAAATCAAAGCAGTAAAAGATGAAATGGATAAGCAAGCAGAAGAAGTATCTCGTAAGAGTGCTGCTAAAATTGCATCTTCAAAGTCTATTGGTGAGCAAATCGCTGAACAATTAGACAGTAATATGTCAATCGCTGAAAAAGAATTAAAATCAGCAGGTGGTTCATTCACTATGAACTTGAAAGCAGTTGGTAATATGTTATTATCTTCTAACTTAACAGGAGATTCAGTAGCTACTTACAACCAACAACAAGCAATCTTGCCTTCGCAAAAATTGAACTTTAGAGATTTAATCCCTACTGTACAATCTGCGACTGGTACTTTTGTTACTTACAAAGAAAGTGGTTCAGAAGGTGCTATTGCAGCGCAAACTGAAGGTGCATCTAAAGGTCAAATCGATTACGACTTAACAGAAGTTAAGACTGTAAACGCTTATATCGCTGGTTTCGCAACTTTCTCAAAGCAGATGATGAAATCTTTGCCATTTATTGAGCAAACTTTAACTCGTATGTTAATTAGAGATTTTTACAAAGCAGAAAATGCTTCTTTCTTTGGTACTGTTAGTGGTGCTGCAACAGGT